TTAGCCCTGTTTTGCCTCTAGGATCGCAAGCGAGCGCATGATTGCCTTCTGGTCGTCGCGCATCTCCTTCAACGTGTCATCCGTGCGCTTCATGTGGCTATCGAGATCCACCCGCCGAACATAGCCGTTCGCCATGTCGTCGCGCACCCGGTTGACGCGCTCGTGGAGCTGGTCGTCTCCGGCCTTGATCTGCTCGACGACATTGTCGAGGCGGGTATTGACGGCGCGCAGGGCCGTGATGGCGATGCCGGCAACGGCGAGGACCACGCCCACCGCCGTACCGATAAGCCACTGAAGATCGCTCACTGTCATTTCTTGCACCCCGCGTCCTGCTGGCATTGTCGATTGTTCGAATTGATCGCCGGCCCGGCCGTGGCATCGTCTGCCGCCAGCCGCGCCGCCTGGGCGTCGGAGAAGCGCACCATCTGGTAGCCGCTCCCGTTAATCGCCGCATTCCGCGTCTGGCAGCCCGCTATCGCGCATAAGCACGAGGCAGCGATCACGAGACGGCAGAGAGCGGAAGGTCGCATTGTTCTTCTCCAGTTCCTGAATGCGGTTGATGGCCTCGACGGCGGCGGTGGCGGCCGTCTCCTGTCGGGCTTCCCTCTTGCCGAAATAATGCGCGGCTGGGGCGACGAGGAGAGCGCCGAGAGCAAAGCCCCCGGCGATCTTGGCAGCGTCGACGAGGCCGATCACGCCTCGAACTCCGCCTTCAGCTCCTTGACCGCCTTTGCCAGGTCGAAGCGGCGCTTGATGGCATAGACGGCGAACAGCGTGACGATGCCGACGATGACGAGCTGCACCCGCCAATCCTGAAAGACGGCGAGAACCGGCACGAGGACGGTCGTGATGATCCACTGCCATACCGTCTTCGACTTCATGGGCGACTGTTCGAGCTCGCCCGGATCGGCCACCACCGGCTTTTCGACGACAACCGGTTTCGGCTTGGCGGCCGCTGCCTCGGCGCGCGCGGTGGCGAGCGCCTGATCGAGGATGGCCTCGACCTTCTCAGGCTCCACCAGCGCCTTGTTGAGGCCGTCGCCGGCATAGAAGGACTGGCCCCGCGCTACCTCGCGATGCTTGCCCCGCGTGGCGACCAGAACCGGGAAGGAGGCCCACTCCTGTGCCAGCCGCTTGCCGAACTCGGTTCGGGTGAACTTGCCGGCAACGAACAACTCATAGCCACGACGCAGGAGGAGCGCATAGCCGAGCTGATCCTGAAATTCGGGCGTGTACACGTCATCGCCGCTGATCGACGGATATTCCTTGGCGAGGTCGATCAGGGTTTGCCGCATGCACTGATAGCCGCCGGCCGCGCTGGAGCCGAAGTTTTTCGACCAAGACCGCTGGGCGTCGATGATCTCGCCATAGGTCATGGAGGTGAGCGGCTTCGGCAGGTGGCCCTGCTTGTTGTTGTAGATGACGTCATAGGATGCGCGGTCGTCCCGGCCGACTTCAGTCTTTCGAATGAAGGCGAGCAGGATCGCCGCGCCATTCGGGATGGTGCGGTTCATGGCTATTTCCTTTTGTGTTGAGCTTCAGAGAGAGGCGCAGAGGCGCCAGAAGTCATCGACTTCGGTTTCCGTCATGGTGCAGACCGACGGGATTGCTACAAATTCCAGCGCAGTTTGATGATGACGAAATATGCCCGGTAGGCTATCTGCTAATGGAGCGCGTTTATTACCCCAAACGATCGGGATTTGGATGGAAGATTTGGTGGAGCTATTCCGACATACCTGATGGAAAAGCATTTGAGGAATGGCCTGTCGAGCCATCCGTGAAATACTGGCGTTGGACTTCGGCGCTAAGCGCGGCAACAGCGCTCGGGCAGGCTTTCAACGAAGGTATGTATACGCCTCCGCTTCATTGACAATGCTAGTGCCAATAAATTTAAGACCAATGGGTATTGTCAGCGTAATTGTTCGGAATCTGGGCCATCTCCATCAGAGCGAAGGATGCGGCATAGAGGGGCTGACGATAGCTCGCAGCGGCGATCAGGATCGCCTGCCATTCCATGGCAGTGACTACGACCATTCCCGAGCCAGTGGCGATGGTGATCTCGCCGGTGGGCTGGCCGAGGTTGATGAGCGACTGCGCCAGCGGCGTCACCTCGTCCATCCATTTACGCATGTCGTCGGGGGACGTGCTGATATGGTGGATACCGCGCTCGTCGCCGAAATCGTAGTCGAAGCCGAGGGCGAGGCGGCGCTCGCGCTCGGCAATGACCATTTCCGGCGTGACCACAACACCTGACGCCATCTCGTCGAGCTCTTCCTGGGTAACCGGGACCTCTGACATCGAACCGGTCTTAAGGTCGTAGACTGACCGAAGCATTCTCACCTCCACCGCAAAGTGACAGAATTGGATCCGCTAAACGTTGGTGTTCCCGCGACGGTCGTGAGGCGAAGTTGCGTGAGTTCGTCGGCGAGATCGATGTACCCGCCGGGTAGAATATGGCGAGATGATGCGATCTGAGCGCTTCCCTCTATAAACCAGCGGTTTGAGGTCCTCGTAGATCGAGTAAGGCGCAGTACGCCATTCAGCAAATTTGCGCTTGCTGAGGCGTCCAGTACGAACCCTGCCGAGCTAGCGGTAACCGCTACACCCGTCGCCAGCGCCGCTGACTGAGACACGTAGCCGGTTGACACGATACCACTGGATGTCCCGAGCCTCAGTATAGGGACAGCTAAGGTGCTGATCGCAACGCCCGCCAGCCCGAGAAGTATTTCCTGTGTGCCCGCGGGGATGCTCGTGAAGTCAAAGGATGTTCCTGAAGGCGTGAGCGGCCCTGCGGATTGCCCGCCAGATCGCGCCGCGATGGCTTGCGCGACACGCTGCGCTGTCCACTTCCGCGCTGTGGTCGCCACACCGGCCTCCGCCTCGGCCTGGCTTACTACGGATGCCGTCCAGTCGCGCGCATCCGAGAAACGGCTATCATCCCCTGCAGCCACATTGTCAGCCCCGACGCCGACGTCGAGAAATGCCGCCGCGCCGAGCAGCGCTTCGATATCCTCAAGCTCGATCAACTGGAGAATTTGTTCGATCGTGATCAGCTTCGTGGCGCCTTCGTCTGCCGTTGGCAACACGTCGAACCGGCTGGCGGTATCCGCCAGAGGCAGGTCGTCGAGGCGAATGTCGATGGTGTCCATGATCAGGCTCCGAAGGAGGCGTCGTAGATGACGTCGATGGAATTGTCCCAATCGTCATGAAGCATCGAGAACTTCGTCTCGTATCGGGTGACGGGGAAAGCATCGAGCATCGGACTGGTGTGAGACCCGCCGTAGGCGACGATGTAGAGATCGCTGTCGCCGTTCGTGGTCGATTGCGGCGTGTAGCGCCGCGCGACGCTGAAGGCCGCCGTCTTCGGTGTTCGCGCCCAGTTGAGGGTCCCCGCAAAATCACCCATCCTCTCATATGCGCCGCCGGCCGGACGCCAGTTCTGCCCCTGAAGCGACAGCCTGCTGGCAAGTCCGTTGCGATTGACAAGGTTGGTGATCGTCGCGACGTTGGAGCTGTTTGTCACGATCCGAGCCGCAAGCATGTCGTCAAAACCCGAATCGAAGACCGACGCCGCTTCCGGCAGGGCCGACGGATTATAGGAACCGTCTGCGATATCCTTCAGCGCCCATCCCGAGGATGCGCTCCACCTCAGGTGATAGGTTCGGTTCGCAGCGACCGCGAAATCCTGCTGCACGGAGGTGATGCTGAATATCCCGCGATGGATGAATTCCACGCCGGCCGGCAGACGAATGGTGCCGCCTGAAGGAGACAGGACGCCGAACGTCCCGTCGAAGCTGTTGACTTCGGGATAGATCGGCAGGCGCGAGCGCGCCGCGGGCATCAGCACGTAGGAACTCGTCTCGCCCCCGCCCGTGGCCGACTCGATCATCAGCGCGATCGCCTCTGCCAGTTGCGTCAGGTTGTTCCCATCCGGGAGAAGACCGGCGGCGGTGATGACGGCCATGATCTCGCGCATCGGGTTCTCGATCGCCTTGGCCGGAACGCGCGATCCCGGTGTTCCCGCGCCGGTATTGCGGTCCCGGTACGACGCATTGGGGTCTGCCTCACCGAAGGGCTGGACGTATTCCATCAGATGTTCCTCGCTGATACGTCAGATCCTGAACAGGATCCGGTTGCCATATTCATCGGTGACATGGGCGCCGGTTTCCGTGACCCAGTGCCCGTAGGTGACCCACTCGTCCGGAATGACCACCACCCATCCAGGAAGCTCCTGTCGGAGGAAGCAGACGATCTGTTCCGCGCCACCGAGATCGTAGAGCCGATCGAAGCCGCTTTCGGATGTTGCACATTCGAAGTAGCCCGCAGCGGCATCGCGCACGCGAACGATCGCAAAGGCTTCTTCCTGCGCGGCGCCTGTTTCATGCCTGCCGCCGCATTCGGAATACCCGCACTCAACGATACACGGCTCCTCGATCTCGATTTCGAAGCCGAAGCCAGACGCCACCCGCACGAAATCCTCAGGGTGCGAGAGCGGCTCGGCACTGACCTTGCTCCGGAGGATAGCGAGGCGCATGGCCGTCGATTGATCGGGGGGGAAACAATGCTCTGGCAGGCCATACTCCTGCTCCCAGAGATCAAGCGTCTCCGTCACTGTCTGCGCGCTCGATTCCAGCGCAAGGCGCCAAGCGCGCGCATAGAGCCATTCAAAAGGCGAAAGCAGCACCCTCGTAAAGCGCGTCAGCACCGACGTGAGCGACACTGCATCGCCATCCGGCGCGCCCCAGGCGGCGCCGGATGGCCAGAACATCAGGCCTGCAGAGACCAGGTCGTCGCTGGTCGGCGCGGAAAGGGCATCCGCTGGCACTTCCGCGCTCACGGCTTGTCGGGCCGAGAAGGTATTGGTTATGGTGTGGCGATAGGCGTCGCGCGTGCTCATAGGGCCCTCAGACGAACGACACGGCGCCGAGGACGGGATAGCGCCCGTTGGTGAAGGGCAGGTCATCCAGCGGCCATTGGAGTTCGTGGCGGTCCTCTCCGACCACGCTCGATATCGCTTCTGCGATCCAGCTGCGCGAGAGCCAGAAGACATCTCCCGCAACACCGGGACGCGCTCGCTCGTAGAGGACCGCGTCGATGGCCGTCTCGATGCGGGCGCGTACATCCGCGCTGTCTCCGGAAAGATTGGCGATGACCGGATTCAGGGCTTCCGGTGTCGGCGCCTCGACGACGCTGTCATTGACCCGGATAAGCCGCATCGCGTCGATTGCCGCCTGCACGACAAGCCGGTCGCCCTCCGTGGGAATACGGTTCGGTCGCCCCTCGAACAGGAAGAAGACCACAAGGAAAGAAGGTGTGAGACCGTCACGAAAGGCCCAGGCTTTCAGGACGCCCGGCACGTCTCGGACGATCCGCTCATAATCGGTCAGCTTTCCCGCGCCCGGCGGGTTCGCCTTGCGGAAGAGCACGCGCCCGCGCAATTCCTCGATATCCTCGATGTCGGCTCCGCCGCCCAGCCCTTCCGCACCGACGGTAAAATTGAGGGAGAGTGAAGGATAGAGGCCGGGATCGGAGAGCGTGAGCAAGCCTCCGGCATCCCTGTTGGTGAACGCGCCCTTTTCCTCGGCCGCAACACTGATCGAGATACGACCGGTCAGCCCGGCCTGCGCCGGTGCACGCGAAACATAGGTGTTGTTTCCGGAAACCAGCCGGATGCCGGCGGGATAGATGGCGCTCGGCTCTCCGGTCCCATCCACGATTCCGATTGCGGCGGAAGCCGGCTTTCGCTGCATGCCGACGTCAGCGGCATGCAGCAGGAGGAATGGCAGTGATGCGGTGCGCGCGAAAAGCTGGCGCGCCACAAAGCCCATGCGAAGCTCGAACTCCTGCGACATGCCGGCAAGAACCTTCGTGACGACGGTCACGAAATTGTTCTTGAGCGCGGTGTCCGTTCCGGGGAGATGCTGCCGGAATGCGCCGCGAATGGCCTGAGACGCCTCAGCGAGCGAGCGGATGGACCACGCCATTGATCTGCCTCCAGAGAATTTCGAATTTCCGTTCATAGACACGGGCGCCGTCGCGGCCTGTCAGCGTGACCGTGTAGTCGATCCGGCTCGCGGCCCGATCGGTGATCACGTCGACGTCGATCGATGCGATGGCGCCCTGGACCAAGAGGGGCTCCAACGCCTCGCGGACATAGTCCTCGATATCGATCTCGATACCGTCATAGATGGCGCGCCGGCGCAGAAGCCAGAGACGGGAGCCAAGCGGCCCCTCGCCCTCGGTCTGGTCGAAGCTATCGCCGAACCACCCGCGGTTCGGCTCACCGGCGGGCAACTCGCTCTCCTCGACACGGCGGTCCGTCATGAGGTGGATGAGGATCTGCGTCGCCAGCCCTTGTTCCGCTCGCAGATCCCCCGGTGCGGCGGGATGATCAAGCGCATTCAGGAGGAGATCTCCGGCGACGCCGTCCCAGCCGATGTCCGGCGCGCGATAGGGTTCCTCGCTCGCGTCGAGCGGAATGATGCGTAACATGTGAAGCCTCAGTAAACTGGCGTGCCGGACGTTCCGGTGCCCGGCTCGACGCCTGCATGGGTATGCGTCTCATCGACGCGCACGCCGTTGACCTTCAGGTATCCTCCGAGGATATCGACGCCGTCACCCGATACGGTGAGAGACACGCCGCCCTTGCGGATCGAGTAAGAGGCGCCGACGAGGTCGACGACGACGCCGTCTTCCATCACCATGCGGATGATGTTGCCAGCCGCATCGTAGAGGGCGGAGCCGCCGGCCGGCAGATCGCCCGGCCGGTTCGCCGGACTCTCCCCGCCGAGGACGAAGGCGGTGTCCGGATTGCCCGGCATCGGAAGCAGGAGCCCCTTGCCGCCCTTGATGGGCATGGATGCGAAGCCGTGCGGCTCGATGCGATGGATCTCGGTCCAGCCGTCTGCCTTCGTCCCGCGGCCGGAAACGAACTGCTGCCCGCCGCGCTCGACGACACGGCCATCAAGCTCGATGCGCCTCATTCGTCTTCATACTCCGCTTCGATCGCCCCTGGCGCCGCGTATCCATCGGACGTCTTCCCGCGCGGGTTCTCCCCGCCGAGCGACCGCGGATCGGCAAGCGACAGCGTCGCGAAGGTCTTGTCGTCACCCCTCTGGGAAAAGACGACGCTCTTGATGATCATCGTCCCCTCGATGCCGAGCCAGTCGTCGTCGACGTCCACCAGCCAGTTCGCCTGCCAGAGCCTGCCCTTCTCGTCCCGCCAGCCCGTGACGGGAATGCTTGCAGTGACGCTGTTGCCGGCGGACCGCTTCGCCTGCCAGATCGCGCGGGTCCGCATCCGGTCGACCGTCGCCTCTCCCTCGTGCGACAGGATCAGCACGCGGCGGCGCTTCACGCCGCTATCCGTGACCTTCGTCTCCGGCCGGAGCTGCTGCTTCTCGGTGCCCTCGCTCTGCTGGCCGCGCACCTTGACCTCCGAATACCGGCCGGCCTCCGTGAAGCTGGCGCTGGCGCCCGGTAGGATATTGCGGCCGCGCTTCAAGGTTCCGGCATGGATGCCACCGGGCCTGGTCGACAGCTTCATGCGGCCTTTTTCGGTGTCGTGGATCAGGACGCCGCGGCCGCGCGACCGGCGGGCGATGGAGGAGAACACGCTTTCTCCCTCGATGATCTTGTGCCGCCGCTCGACGGGAAAGCTCGATCCGTCCGTCTCTATGCCGACGCCGGTACTGTCGAGCTCGCGCGCGATCGCCGAAATATCCTTGTCGAGGATTTCGCCTGAAGGATGATCGATCGAGGTCTCGACAAGGTCTACGGTACGCGAAACAAAGGAACAGGTCAGCGTCCGGTTCCTGTCGTCATAGCCGGTCTCGACATCGCGAACGTATCCCGTCAGCAGGAGATCGCCCGAGGCCTTGATCGTCGTTTCCTGTCCGGGGAATACCGGCAATCCCGCGCCGACGATCACGAACTCGCCGCTTGCCGAGCGCGCCGCCTCTTCGGCCGAGACGGTAATGTCGATGGATTTCATCTTCGGCAATCCATCGATGACAACGGTCTCGATGGGGCCCTTGCTGATCGTGCGCATGTCAGCTTTCCAGCGCGTCGAAGGCGATGGGCATCAGCATGGGCGTGGTGCTGCGGGCGATGTCGACAAGCCCCTGCGCACGCGCCGCATCGCCATAGAGATGATAGGCCAGCACCGTCGACGGAAGGGAAATCCCGGTCTCTACCCGCACGATCGGCACGGCATTCGCCGCCTGTTCGGAAACGATGAGGACAGCGATCTCGATGACCCGCGACAGGTAGCGGAAAAGATCGACCGCCTCGGCGCCGCGCGCAGCGACGACGGCGAGCGCCGCCTCGCCCTGGCTGGCGATCCTGCTGCGTGCCGCCCGCGCCTGCGGACGCGAGATCCAGGCGACGCGCGGCGCGGCCACTGCGAGCCCGAAGGCCGTCAGGACATTCGCCGGTGCTTCGGTGGCGGCATCGAGGCCCGAAGGAAGCAGGATCGCATCGAACCCGCTCGGAGCATCCACGCTTTCGGCGATCACCCGCATGATCGAGAGCAATTCCATCGCGAAGGCCTCGCCTTCGAGATCCGGCGCCTTCGCCAGGCGGCTTGCGAGATCCTGCGCATCGAGCGTGTCGTTCACGAGCGTTGATGCTAGGCCCGACATCCAGGCTGCGAGCGCCCCCTTGTCGGCCGCCATCAGAAGAATCTCCCGAATGCCTGCGCCGCCGCGCCGATGTCCCCGAGAACGGCGGCAGTCATGTCCGAAACGCCAAGCACGGCGCCCGCCTCGTTGCCGACGGGAATGGCCATGAAGGTGAAGGCGATGTAGCCGAGCTGGTCGCGGGACCGGCGACGCTGGAAATCGCCGACATAGGCAAGACGCCCGCCATCGATCGGCAGGACGAGGCGACCCGGGCCCGCAGCGAGCGCCGCCTGCGACAGGCGGCTGGCCTGCGCATCGCTGCGGTCGCCGATCAGATAGGCCGTCACCTCATAGCCGGCCGTGGCGAGGCCCATCTCTTCCAGATAGGTATAGCGACCGCCGGCATATTCATGCAGCGCGACGCGCTTGCCGCCGGTGAAGGTGTCGTCCTCGACCCAGAAGTCGACGCCCCGGAAGCTCGCCCGCCGCAGGGTTTTCGTCCAATCGCGCATGATGCTTTCCCGTCAGCCGCCGGTGCTCGCCGGCATGCCGATGCTGGCCGGCATGGTGCGGCCGGTATCGGCGTTGATCCTTCCGGACGGCCCGCCGGTCATGTTGACACCGACCTTCACCGTGCTGGCGATGCCAGCGAAGGCCTGCGCCATCGCGGCGCCGATCTGCGGGGCCGCGGCATTCAGGGCGTCCCTCATGACGTCGGCCATCTCGGAGCCGACCGCGCTGGCGTCGGAACTCATCCGCTGAATGGCCGCCTGGGCAAGCGCCTCGCCGACCGGCTCGGCATCCTGCGGGCTGAAGAAGTCCTTGAGGCCGTTGAATACGCGGGTCGGCGTCCAAGGCTCCATTCCGGCATGGCGGTCGGCATAGGATCCGTGCCCACGCGATGTCGCTATGCCAAAGTCGGCGGGCTTCGTCACCGCGCCACCATGCGCGTTGAAATAATCGATCTCCGCCCTGCGGGCGAGCATCGTGGCCGTCATGCGATCTCGGCCTGATGTGCCGCCAATGGTCGTCGGGCGCACGCCCGGTACAGGTATCGCACCCGTTCCGCCTCCCGGAAACTCCTTCTGCGCCGTCCAGCCTTCCGGAAGAGCAGGTCCGAATTCGTATTTCGCGCGCAGGGCTGGATCCTTGAAGCCGCCCTCGATGGCGAGGCGATCTTGTTCGCTCTGGTTGAGGCCTACCTGATGGAACTGGCTTTCCCAATATCCCATGCCTCGCGCCGTCAGGGCGCGGTCAATGGCGTCCTGCTTGTCGGTCGCGGACACAACGGAATCGATTACCGGTGTTGCGACGCCGGCCACCTTCTGGCCGAAACGCTTCATCAAAGCGTCCCAACTTCCCGACAGCCTGTCGAGACTAGCCTGTGCATCTTCCGTCACTCGCTTCAGGTCGCGGAAAACCGTACCGTCGACATCTGCGGAATTGACCGACTCCAGAAAGCTCTTCCAGCTATCCGCGCTCGTAATGAGCGATTGCATGCCGAGCCGGAATTCCTGTTCGGTAAACAACTGGGGGAGCTTCGAGAGATCGCCCTTGATTGCCTCCTGAGACAGTCGAACGAACGCCTGCACGGCCCCCTCACCCTGCACCCGCGCCGCCTTCAGTTCCTTGCGCAAATCGATACCGAACTTGGCGAATTTCTTCGCTGTGTCGTCATTGTACATCTTGCCGAAGATGTTCTGGGCCTGCGTAGCGGCGGCGGAAGCGGAGCCGGTATCCTCGCGGATCGTCTGCAGCATGGCGATCAACTGCTTCAAGCCTTCCTCGCCCGTATAGCCGAGCGATGCGAAGGAGTTGGCGAGTTCGGGAATATAGGTCGCCATGTCCTTCAGTTCGAACTGGCCAGCCTTGCCGCCCATCACCATGATGTCAAAGGCGCGCTGCATCTGCGAGGCCTCGATCTTCAGCGCCGACGACGCCTTGATGGCGGTATTCGCGATATCCTCTGTCGCCGAACCCGAGGCCTGCGCGGTCGCGAGAACAGACGGCAGGAAATCCATCGCCTCCTTCAGCGACAGACCTGAGGAAACGAGCGTGTCGACGGCGGTAATAGCCGCATCCAACGGGAGAGCCATCTCCTTCGACACGATCTGCATGCGGCGGAAAGCCTCCTCCGTCTCGGCGGCGCCGGCATCGGCCGTGATGCCGATGCGCGTCATCTGCCGCTCGACCGCCGCGAAATCCTTCAACGCCCGTGCGGAGAACGCAGCGACGGCCGCCGGCGCCAGATAGCGCGTCATCACCGCCATGGTCGAGGCGGTCGCGCGACCGAGCTTGCTCTGTTGTGCATTGAGCGCGGCGGCCTGCCGGTTGACCTGCTGCATCCGGCCCGCCACCTGCTGCAGGACGCGTCCGGTCTTGTCGACGGCCGAGATCTTCAGGCGTGCTTCGACTTCACGTGTCACGGCTGGCGCTCCTTCATGGCAATCGCGCGATCAAACCAGTAGTGGATCTGGCCGAGGGTCATTCTCCCGACGCGGCCTGCATCCCATCCGAGCCGGAAGACGAGGAGGTCGGCGATTTCGTCGGTTCCGGCTCGGCCAAGAAAAAACCCTTCACCCTACCAGCCAGCGCCTGGCTGTCCTGCACGTTCAATTGGGCGAGATTGTCGGCGGTGGGTCTCACCGCGAGCTTCTCGACATAGGCGTTGATCACGTCCGGCAGGGTGATGAGAACGAGTTGGCCATTCGGGCCGGGCTGCCATTGCTGCGGCTCGCCGAGCCCGTCGATGTAGATTTCCTTGAAGGTCGGCTCGCGCAGCTCGACCGACGAGAACGCGCCGTCGTGGCCGGTATAGCTCTTCGAAAGCGGGACGGTGACATTCGCCATCGATCAACCCTCCGTCTTCCGATAGGCCTCGGCGGCGATAGAGATGCCGGTCACCTCGCCGGTGATGCGGTTCTTCATGGGCTCGCCAACGAGAAAGGCGCGCGTGAAATAGTGCGTCACGCCGGTATTCTCCTCGATGAAGGTCACGTTGAACCGGTCCGACTTCATGATCTGGTCATGATCGAGACCACGGTCGGCGAAGGTGATCTCGGCGCGGCGCGGCGTCGGCGTCATGGTCCTGTCGACCGATCCGTCCTGGTTGGTGACGGCCTCGGTCGAGACGCCGGCAGTGCTCATGTTGAGCGTGCCGCGCAGCGGAATGAGATCGCCCGTCGACAGACGCATGCGGATCACGCCGCCAAAGTCTTTCTTGCCCATGTTTCAGGTCCTTCCTTCGGCGGCGATCAGGCCGCGATGCTGGTGTTGATCTGGCTGTTGGCGACGGCCAGACCGGCGAAGATGTCGAGCGGGTTCACGAAATCGAGCGGCAGGTGAATGTTCACCCGGTTCGGGTTCTCCGGATCGCGCACGACGGTCAGCGCCTCGATGGCGGCATTCGCGTTCTCCAGCACGCCGGACATTTCGAGGTAGCTGTGCACCAGCGTCGCCTTGATGTCCTTGGCCGTGGTGAGCGCATCGAGATTGTCGGGATTGTCTTCCGACAGGGCCTTGTTGGAGTGCTCGGCGGCGAGATCTGCCCGGAACTTCTTCAGCGCATACATCAACTGATAGGGTCGCTGGACGTCGCGGAAGGTCGTGTCGGGCGCACCGTTCGTCGTCTGCTGCTGGGTGATGAGCTTGTCGATCATCACCTCGCCCGTGCGCGACACCTTCCAGGTGGAGACGCCATTTTTCAGGAAGGCGTCACGCGTCGCATGTTCCGGCCAGTAGGCGCGGTCCCGCGGCGCGGAAATGCCATCGATGACAAGGCCGGTCTGGTTACGCGAAACGTCCCCATTCGAGCCGCCGCCGAGCCAGGGCGCCACCCGCGCGACCGCGCTCGCGACGAACTCGTAATCCGGCTCGGCATTGCCGCCGGACGAGAAACGCGGCACGAGCGTCAGGTGCCAGTCGTCGCGCGCCAGCCCTGCCGTGGTCAGATCAGAGGAGGTGCCCGTCTTCGGATAGAAATAATGCCCGTAGAGCTGCTGGGCGTAGGACCAACGGCCGGAGATGTTGTTGAGGAAGCTCGACGCCTTGGCGAGATTGCCAGAATCGCCGAAGGCCGAGATCATCGTCTCGAAAGGATCATCGCCCATTCCCGCGAGGACATCGGAAATGTCGGGCACGCCGGCGCCGGCCGTCGCGGTCGCGAAGGCAAGCTTGCCCGTGAAGGCATTATTGCCGTCGGAAACCGGGATGTAGAAATCATGCCCTGCGGCATAGGCGCCCTTGTGGCGCGCCGTCACCCGCACGATCGTCGCGTCCTCGCCGTCGATCGCGGCGGTATACGGCATCGACCGACGGGACAGGCGGTCGTAATAGCCGTTGATCGCGGCGACGAGGGATGCGGCGATGTCGGCGGCGGTCGAGCCCGCCGGGATCTCGATCGAGATCGTCCGGCCGGCGATGGAGAGGATGCCCTGTCCACCGGATGCGGCCGGGGCCGAGCAGGTGATCGTGCGAACCTCCGCCGTGCCGGTATCGGCGACATTGCCGATCCAGATTTCCTGCGCCGGCGCGTTGCGGCGCGCGGCGAGGAACATGCCCTCCAGCATGGACCCGGCGCCAGCGAGAATGCGGGCGTCCATCGAGGACGAGCAGATCGCGACGGCGCCAGCCGCCAGAGATGCGGAGCCGAGGCAATGGCCGATCAGGATCACGCGGCTCTCGTTTTCGAACTGGCCACCGGACGTGACGTCGAATGCGAGGATCGGAGCCGTCAGATTGGCCGGAATATTGCTGGTCATGCGTCATCTCCTGCGGGTTTCCGGGCCTTCCGAGGGCCCGCCGTTGCGGGAACTTTTTCGAGATCGCCGTCGCGCACGAGGCGCGCGACATAGGGGTTGGAAAGATCGGCAGGCAGGCCGCTCGACGGCCAGGGCTGATTACTGCCGGGCAGCGGCACACGCCGCCCCTCCGCAGGTCGGTAAATATCCATGACGATGTCCTCTGGTTATGGCTGCGGCAGGCCCTCGGCGGTCACGCCGAGATCTGTCGTTATGGTCGTGCTGGCAAGAACGGGTAGCGGCTGCATCGCAAAAAAGGCCGCCAGCTCGTCGAGCTTTGCCTTTGCGTATGACCCCGCTGGTAGTTCAGCATGGAGGCTCCGGCATGGCTCGGGCAGCGAGCCTGACGGGACGTCGAAGTCATCGTCCCGCACATCGATGCGCAGACGAATCGTATTTCGCAGAAACCGAACGCCGAGATCGGGAGACCCGTAAGTCTTCACTTCGACGGCAGATATCGTCTTTGCGTATCTGCGAAAGAGCCGGCCGCTCGGGGCATGCTCCAGAAGGTATCTCACCTGAGCGGTGAGCGCTTCGAGCACAAGCCGCGCCTGCGGATCGTCCTCTGAGCGGACATAGACCTCTGCATCTGCCGGGTCGTCGCCGGCGACCGCGATCTCCGCCACGATATCCAGGAGCGTGGAGGCGTCCCTGTCATCGGATCCTGAGGCTGCGCCGCGGAGAGCTGCGCTGCTCTCGGTCGTGTGCAGTACGAGAATCGGAGTGAAGGCGGAAGCATGGTCCAGGTCCTGAAATGCCACCTGCCGGCTATCAAAGACGCGGTGTTGCGCCATTGTCGGAAACCCGGACCCGCTTTTTCGCGAGGCGGTCGGGCAAAGGACCTCGATCGCCGCAAGGCGGACAGCAGTCGCCGACAACATTAGGGGCGCACCTTCCTGGCGTTCAGGACGGCGAGAACAGTTCCGAGACCATCAGGCTTGAAGCTCGATATCTCAAAATCCCTCCCGTCGGAAATGCGCCGCAGCAAGAACCCGGCCTCCAACATTCTATCGTCGACAAGGCGAATGGAAGCCGCAATCGCTGGCGCGGCATTCTGTAGCCGTCCCTGTCCTGTCAGGGGCCGTGCATACGCATCGTTTTCCACGAGAGTGTTTTCGAAGAAGCAGGCCATAGTTCCGTACGCCTGCCCATCGATCGCGAGGGCCGGCGCGTTCACATCCGTCCCTCTGGCGACCGGGATAACCGTCACTGCATCACCGTGCACTTTTTCCACGGTGATGCGGGAAAGACGGGCAAGACGCTGGAAGTCGGCCATCGTCAAACGGTCGTCGGGCCCAGCAGGACGTCGCCGAAGTCGCTCGGGTTGGCGGCGGCGGCGGCTGCAATGCCGATCAGCGTATTGCCACTGTCCGCCGTCGTCGCCTTCCCTCCGGAAGTCCAGTAGATTTTTGCGCCTTGCGTCCACGCCTGTGCCGACGTCTTCGGCAGGCGATAGACGCCCTTCCGCTGAAGCGTGAAGGGGGCGCCTTCGGCTGCCGTGACGGATGCGATGCCGATGAGCGATCCGATGATGACCGGGGTACCCGACACCACGCCGCCGGAGGGTGCGACGCAATCCAGGGCGTCGCCTGGCTGCAGGAAGTTTTTCATGGGAATGTCCTCTTGAAGTGGGTTTCTCAGACCGGAGCCGCGAGCGAGTTGCCTGCGTGGCTCCCAAGCTTACGAAATGCTACGTGCCCGCGTTCTTGTAGCCGCCGCGGAAGTCCGTCGGACCGCAGCCGAAGTCGTGCTCCACGGACATCGCGAAGCCCTGCTGGCCGAAAGGCTCGTCGAACCGCACGCGCGGTGCCTCGTAACCGTCGAGATAGCCCCAGCGGTAGTTCGAGATGCCGCTCGCCGGATCCGCGAACATGTACCAGGCATTGCCGGAGATCTGCGCAGTCTCGATGGGATCGAGGCGACCGGAGAAGATGTTGACGTTGGACATCGTCGCCGGCGTGATGGAGGCGACCAGCTTTTCCGCCTCCGTGATCTTGTCGGGCCCAACGAGGAGGATGCGCGCGCGGTTCTGGAGAAGCGGATTGCCTTCGAGGGACTTCTGCTTCGAGAGCGCCGCGCGGCCCTTGCCAACGTCATCGACGGTGATGGCGGATGCTGCCGTTGCGAGGTTGGCGTGGTCGGCGTGGAAGACATCCTTGCCGTCCGCCAGCTTTCCGTTGAAGGCGCCGGCGTAGAACGTCACCTCCTCGAAGAGCGCGACGGAATCACCGTAGCTGCTGAGCAGTTCGGAGATGGCGCCGAGGTCGTCGTTGATCAGCATCTGCCGGGTGATGCGCAAAGCGATGGCATAGCTGAAGACCGAGATCTGCTCCTTACCTTCGGAGAAGGTGCCGTACTTGATCTCGCCGTCCTCCAGCACCTTTTTGAGCATCGGGAAATCGCCGAGCTTGACAGTGGTGTGCGGCCGGAAGTCACGGAAATTGCGCTGGCGGGAGATGCGGCGATAGGTCGGCTGCGCCAGCGCGTATCTGGCCTCCAGCGTTCGATTGATGGCGCCCTCGAAGATCGCCGGGAAATCGGACGTCGTGTGCGAGGCACGAATGTAGATATCGTCGATCTGCCGTGCATTGAGCACGAGACCGCCGCGATACCCGATGGTTTCTGCGGCCATGTCGATCAGGCCGCGGGTCATGAACGGACGCGCCGCTTCGCTGGGTCCTGCCTGGGGAACGGGTGCACCCATGCGATATGCCAGAGCCTCCGTCATCGCGCTGCGACGGGTCTCCTGCTCGTCCCGGATTATGCGCGCCGGCTCCGTCGGATTGGCCGAAGAGCGGGCCGCGAGATGGTCGAACGCGCGGACACGGAAATCCGTCAGGCTGGTGCCGGAACGGAGAGCCTCGGTGATGGCGGCATCATCCATGCCGGCCTGGCGACCGATGGTCATGATTTCCGCAGAACGCTGCGCCTCGTCTCCAGCGGGCGCCGGCTGGGTTGCCGTTGCGCTCGCGCCTCGCCGCTCGACCTCTTCGAGATCGGCCTCGCGCTTGGCGATCTCCGTCTCGGTTTCTCCGATCTCCTTGAGGATACCCTTGTGTTCGTCCTCGATCGCGCGGGCCGCATCCGGCTCCATGCCGTCCTTGACCTCGGCGAGCTTGGCGGCGGCACGTGCCTTGAGTTTGGCAAGGTGCTCCCGCAACTCCTTGAGAGTTTTCATCGTCTACTCCTTAGGGTGATACCGCGCCCCGGACGGCGAAAGTCGGGCAATGGCGGTGCGGGGTCCGCTAACGCGCCAATCCGTATTGCGCGGCAGCCATACGCATGCGAATGCGCACGAGCTCACTGCTGCTTGCATCGTCGCCGACGACCCGGCAGGCAAACGTTTCGTTTTCATCTGCCGCGGCCCGAATCTGGGCGCCGGCATCGAAGGGGATCGGCACGGCCGAGATTTCCCAAGGTTCCCAGTCGATCACGCGATGAAGCGGCGTTTGCCCGACCCGCTCCTTCTTCTCGACAGCATGAATGCGGTAGCCGACCGAGATGTTGGAAACGACACCCTCCTTGATCTTCGCCACGCGGTCGGCGACGTCGGCCGCCTTCGAAAGAAGAACCTTGGCGACACCATTGCTTCCCTCGATACGGGCGCTTCCTCGGACGACGGATCCCAGGACATCAGAGAGAGACCATTTGGAATGGGTATCAAGGAACGGGGCGCCGTTATTCAAACGGTCGAGACGGACGCTCTTCTTCGTGACGACGAGTTCCTCGTCGAATTCTCCCTCCAGCCACGAAACGCGCCGACCGGTTGCGCCGGTGGTGAAGACCACGTCGATGGTGTTGGCGGATTCATCGAAGGATTGCGCGCGAACTTCCGCCTCCCGGATAAGCTTCGGGAGCCTGATAACGTTGCTCATTGGGTTCTCACTCCTGCGGAGGTCGCTCCGGCGGCTGCTGGTTGCCGTTGGCGGGGCGCCGTGGATCGATGTCCAGCACGACGTTGTTCTGATCGGCGAAGGCGAAGAACGATTGAAAATCCGACACCACCGTACGCCAGTCGTTGCCCCAAGCGGAAATGAAGTCCTGCGGCGGCATGCGGCCGGAACGAACGGCAAGAATATCGGCTTCTAGGTCCTTCTTCGGATCGATCGGCTCGTTCGCCGGCATCACGAGACGAAAACGATAACCGTCGCGGCGACGCGCCAGCCTTCCGGCCAGAATGGCACGGTCAGTGAAACGTCGGGCCACTGGCATGCAGAGACGCGGGCCAACGATGTGCCACTGAATCTGCTCGACGAGCCTCCGGAACTCGATCTTTCCAGCCCGCAGACTGGAGTAGTTTGCCTGCCTGAGGTCACCGGTCATCTGGTCGTATGTAAGACCCGCCCCGGCGGCCATGGCCTGCATGCCGGCAACGTACGTTTCGGCAAATGCTGACTGGGAGGAAGGATTTGCAAACGTGATCTCGGCGTCGCCAATGTCGGCAATCATGCCCGGCTCGATCCGAGTGACGAGCTTTCCCTTGTCGTCCTTCTCTCCTGCAAGCACGCCCATGCCTCCGGGCTGCCGGTGAATGAACCCTGCAAAGCTGGCCTGCGTGCGGGCCTGCACGATCGCCGCCTCCATCAAGTCCTGTATCTCGTTTGCGGAGATCAGAATGGGAGCAAACCACGATATCCCGCGGATTTGCCCCCAACGAAGCGGGCGGTACAGATGGCAAAGGTCACCCCAGTCAATGAGCGACGACCCACCGACTGGCGAGGCGTATGCATCGCCAGGATGTTCCCGGTGCAGCCACAGGCCTCGGCGGGATCCCCACTCACCAAGCTCGACGCCGAGACGCGTACTACCGCCGCCGCTACGATCTCGCGCGGTATCGATATGGTCGCCTTCGAGACCAAGGAGCCGAAAAGGCACGGAACCTTCAGCGGCACTCATCGGCAGGTCGATGAACCGCGTTACAGTATCGCCGCCTTCGACCATCGATCGCACGGAAAGCGCCTGGTGAGCGCCGAAGTTCATCACTCCCTCGGCGTCGCAGCCCTCCTGCCATTCTTCAAAAGCAAGCCTGAATGCCTTGTCGGCACGGTCGCTGCCCGTGTCGGCGACGACGAGAATGCCTGTACCGACAACATGTGATGTCAGCACATCCAGAATGCGCTGCCCCGCCCAACGGTCGCGCACGAAAGCGCGAGATCTGTCCCGTAGCGCACGTAAAGCGCCGCCTACCTCGACACCAGCCGATGTGCTGCGAGCACGCCAGGCCTTGTTGCGGCGGCCGTGCTGGGCGGCGGCGTATTCACGTTCACGATACTGATCCAGCATCGACCGCGCAGCAGCGCGGCGGACGCCCGCCTCCGGCGCAAACACGGAAACAAATTTGTCGAGCAGGTTCATCAGTAACCGTTGCCGTACTCAGCGAAGAGAACATTGCTGCCCGCTTCCGGTTTGCAGAGGGCATCACGAATGGCATCGCGAGCCTTGAAGAGATCGGCCATCGATTGATACTCGACCTCGTGTGTCTGAAAACGCACACGTCGGGCGCCCGTGGCGATCGCCGCCTCGATTGCCGCGAGATCGGCTTGCGTCCAGCTAGTTTGCATCTTCATCGATCCCAGAAAGATGATCCGCCATCGAACCAATCGACCGCATGATCATCATCGTCGCGTCCGTCGCTGCTCATCTCCACGCTAGCCATTTCCGCGACCGCCGTGCTGACGACAAGCGGCTCGGGGGCAAAGAGATCCGGAGATCGGACCGATTCAGGAACACCGCGCATGGCCGCCAATCGTCCCCATTCCTGAGGCGTCATGCGGGAAACGCCGAGATAGTCAGCAAGCGCATTGTTGTAAATTTCGCAGTCGAGGAGGTGGTTTTCCTCGCCGGCCCGCGGCACCCACTGCCGTTTGACGCGACCCTTGACCTTGACGGTTCCGAGATACTCCGATGTGATCTGACGGAAATAGACCTCATCCATCCATGTACCGAAATGGATAAACCCCGGCGGGTCGACGGGCTGACCGGCGGCCATGCCCTCCTTGCGGAGGTCAGCGTAGAATGCACCTTTCAATGACCATGTACCGACCCCCCAGACCATAGCGCCGCCACGCACACGCTCACCACGAAAGTCGATATCGACCTTGGATGGCTGGCCGAGAGCGGGACGTGACCACCCATCGAGGCCCTTCACGGCAAAGGTCCGCATCTTTCCACGCACCCATGTGTAAACGACGTGAGAGCGGAAGCCGGAGTCGACGGCAAAAAGATCGATCTCTCGCGTCTTCCCAAAAGCGTCCGGCCATTTCTTCGTGCGGATTTCTTCCAACTTGAGGAAAGCGCCAGCATGCGGATCATCAGTGTCACCGGCGATGTAGCCGGCATCGACGACATACGACTGGCGGTCGGATGCATATGCGCGGATCGAATACCATATCCCGGCACCCTGAATATCGGCCGCGCCCGTGAGGATAAGCCCCTGCGCCGGGATATGTCCGCGCTTGAGGACCTCGCTACGGCGCTCCATCAGGCGGACATGGTCCGGTGCGTCGCCCTTCATTTCGTAGGCGAGGCCGAGTGTGAGATTATGAAATGCCTTCAGCTTGAGTGGATCGCCATTGGCAGAGATGAAGCGCGAGGCGATCTTGTCCCACGGCACGAACGGCGAGCTGAGCGCGTCGAAATGATACGACGGATATGCGCCTGGCCGCGCTGCCAAGGGAACCCAGCGACCCTTGCGCATCAAGGAAACCTTCTCATGTGCCTCGACGATCGTGCCGCAGCATGGCGTCACATAGTGAGCTTCATAAGGGTAGGCGTCATTGAACCGGAAATGCTTTCGGTCGAAGACGAACCGGAACTCGTTGCCGCAGCCCGGGCAAGGCATGCACCAGTATCTCTGGTCCCCGGCATCGAATAGGTCATCGATCTTCGACGCACCCTTGACGGTCGGGGTCGAAACATAGGCGCGCAGCCACTCGCCGGACATCAGGAATGATTCCTGACGCGCTTCGATCATCGCGAGCGGATCACCCTGGCCGTCGAGGTCATCCGGATACTCGTCAACCTCGTCTAGGTAGGCCTTCTTGATCGTCTTCGATCGAAGGTCCGCCGCTGAATTGGCAATGGCAAGCGTCAGCGATCCGCCAGCATAGCGCTTCGATGTCGTCGTCGACGCGTCACCATCGCGGGATGTCTGCGGCCTCACCTTGCGCTTGAGAACGGGTGATGTCTCGATCGAGACCGAGAGCTTGTCCTTGTTGAAGTCGGACAGCGCGCCCGTTGTCGGCTGCACGATCATGGCGCGGCATGGCTCGGTATCGATCATATGCCCTGCCGCCGCGATGATCATAATCGTGAAACCGGTTTGCGCCGACTTGCGCACGGCCACCTCATTGACGCCGCTGTCCGTCGCCATCATGTCGAGCGGCTCGCGGATGTACGGCGTCAGGCTCGCGTCCCACAGGCTTCCCGCCTTCGGTCCATCCGGCACGTGAAGATTGGTCTCAGCCCAGGCAGACGGCATGAGCTGGTCTTCCGGCATGACGCCGGCCGCAACGACGGCGGCGAGAACGGCGAGCGCCGAACGTTTAAGCGTGACCTTCATCATTCGTCTCCGGAAGCCAGGTCGACCTCGACGCCGGCTGCTTCTGCGTCCAGCGCCTCACCGAGAATCGCCGTCATTTTTGCGGAAATGGCCTGCCGCTGCTCGTGGATCTTCTTGCGAAGAACGCGCCGCATGGCCGGCTCGCCTTTCGATGAGGCTTCGATCAGGTCAGGGATCCAGTCGAAGGGCTGCTGCAGTTCGCGGACGATCTGCTCGACGATGCGGATCATGGCCGTTTCGACGCCGTGAGGACCACGGACTGCGACGACCTGACCAGTGCGCTCCGCAAAGTCGAGCGCCTTGAGCTTTGCCTCATACTGTGCGCGCTCAGCTTGGGCGTCGCGCAGGGGACCGCTCGCTTGTGGTTCGCGCGTGGCGGCCTGCTTCGTTTCGGCGGCCTGTTCTCGGAACACGTCACCGACCTGGCCGACGACGCGATCATAGGTCGCCAGCTCGACGAGCTTGCTGCGCCCCTCACGACGCGTGACGATCAGGCCATCACGCTCCAGCTTCGCAATCCGCTCGCTCGCGCTCTGTCGTGTCACGCCTTTGCGTTTAGCGAGGTCGGCCACGGAGACCCAGACGCCGCCGTCGTCTGTCGCACTCATTCGTCAGGCTCTTTGTCAGGGTTTCCGCAATGTCAGTCAGGGATGTCAGGTCAGTTTATCAATCGATCTGACTAGCGAAATTTCGGGCTCGTCCCGGCCCGCAAGGGAGGGGTGCCGGGGAAGGACCCGTGAGGGGTCAGCCGGGGAGAAGTCTACCCAGCTCGTGCAGGACGCGAGGCGCGAGATGCTCTTCGATCAACTCGGCCAACACCTTGGTGTACTCATCCGGGTTGTTGGTGATGTCATGCGCAGGGTTCGGGCCGAAGAGCTCACGAATTGGCAGGCGCCCAGAACCCGACCTGATCATGACGCCGACATGTCCGCTCTTCATCTTCGCAACGAAGGCGGATTTCAGCAGGCCACGGCCTTTGACGCGAACACCTTCGGATGTCTGCTGGTGCGGCAGCTTCGCAAGACCGATCCAGTCGGACCGCATCACAACTTCGACAGAGTTTCCGCCCGCATTGAATGCGGCCGTCGTCAGAGCCCTAACCTTGCCAACCGGCAAATCGGTGCGCTTTGCATTTTCTCGTACGATGCGGGTGCGAGCCATATCCCGCATGCGGCGCATCGCTCTTGCGAATGCCTTGGTCTTGATCTCCCCGGGCAAGCGCGCAATCGCTCGGCCGAGCGCGTCGATCTCGGATGCGTCGATGACAACTTGCATCGTACCTGCCTCAAAGAAAGTAGGAGACCACGTCAACGCCGTACGTTGCTGCTTTTTGCCCGGCATGCTGGATTGGCGGAGGTGCCCGGTATCTCCTCTTCCCGAACAACCGTGGCGTACAAACGCGAAACCCGCCTCGCGTTTCCGCTGGCGGGCTTCGAACCTAATTCAACGTGCTGACTATCTGTCAACTTCCAGGCGCTTGCAACAATAATTTGCTACTATGAAATTCCATAACACAATCAAAGATGTAGACGACTTTAGCCGATGGTTTTTGCCCTGATCCATGGGTGCCTGTCAGGATAGAAATCGAACAGCGAATGCGCCACGAGACGGTCGCGAAGCGATTCATGCAGGGCTTCCAGCGCCGATTGCCACAATTGCCAGTCGAGCCGAGACAGAGCGGCTCCGCGCACCGAACCATCCAGGCGATACTTGCGATAGGCGCCCTTCTTCGGCTTTCGGGTCTTCTGGTCGCAGCCATTGTCCTCATACGAATAGCGCTGGCCAAGACGGTCGCGACCCCAACGCGTGACGAACCAAAGGTCCTTGCCGTTCGATCCTCGCATGAACTGCGTCCTTGGCTCATCCGCCTGCCAGACCGGTCCGCGCCTGAGCTTGGCGGCGCTGATCACCAGATTGACGACATGGGCGCCGGAGAGCCGATCACTCCGGCCGCGTTGCTCCTGCACGATGCGCAGAACTTCCTCGCGCACGAGGCCCTGAGGGTCGGACCATTCGGGGAATGGGTTCCAGCCATCGGCGATCTCGAAGCCACCATGGGCCGCCAGCGCCCGAACTGCCTCGCCGACCAGAAGGGCATCATGCGCCGGCTCGCCTTCGTCGATGTATCCCGGTATCGCTCCGTACCGGTTCGGATTCCGGTCGATCATCGTGCCAAGCGCGGAGATGTCGGCGATGGCACTCCAATTCGAGAATGCGACGGCCGATCCAGCATAGCCGGCGCCGATCTTCGGCAGCTCCTGCGTAAAGGCCCAGGTCAGCAAATCTTCCATCGTCATTTTTTTCATTTTTGACTGATCCTCGAGAGTGTTACCGGTTGTGACTACTTGTGACTACTTCTGTGAATATTTTTATTTATACATTTCAATCTGTTCGGTTAGTGTGATCACTTTTTTTGGCGCATACATATATTCATCCTCCGAACCTCCTCCGTTCTCTATATTACGCTCGAGAAAAGTGGTCACAGTCGTCACGGGCTTTGTTTTCATTTCACTTTTCGTCGTTGAAAGTGGTCACAAAGCCATCACAAATCTCGTCACAAGTGGTCACGAAAGGCATGCTGAAAGGGGTTTCGGGGATCATGGCAGGTCATCGGGCCATGGCTCATCGCTCGGAAAGCGGCCCTCAGGCGGCTGGGTCACGTCCTGTCTGGAGGCAGGGGAAATCAATCGGATGCCGTAATAGATGACGCCGGTTCTCGTTTTCTCCTTCCGAAGCTTGCGCCCCATGATCTTGCCGAACGCCGACAAGCTCATCGGCTTGCCGCCCTGATCTATCGTATCGTCGCAATAGGCCTGGTAGAGATCCTTGCCCTGCACGGGGTCTGCCTTTTCGTCATTGACGATGCAGCGCGCCACGAAGCCCGCCGTACGATCCATGTCGTCGCGATACTCCTGCGTTGCCGCGCGCACGGCTTCCGGTATCTTCAAGCCTTCACGCAGGAAGATGTGAACGCCCTCGATGAGCCAGTTGAGGATGCCGGGGTATTCCGGCTTGAAGGAGGAAACGACATCCTCAAACTCCCGTCGATCCTCAACAGCAATCTTGTTGGGCCAATGCACGACACACATTCGTCGCCAGATGCCGTCGTCCGTGCCTGTGATGCGGGGGTAGCCGTTGCCGCTCATGATAGCGATGAAGATCGGCAGGAAGTCGGTGTACCCGGAGAACAGATCGCGCGCGGTGATCATCTCTCCGCCGGTCAGCTCCTTCACAAGGTTCTCGCGAAGATCCTCTCCCTCCGGCAACTCCTTGACGCGCAGAAGCCGCTTTCCGAGGAGGCGGGCAAGGTCTGGACTGGCGCTGCCGGATGAACCGCCTTCGCCGATGAGGCTGGTGGCGGGTAGCGTCACGGCGGCCTCCCCGAGAAGGCGGCAAAGCGTCTCCATGTAGACGGACTTGCCGTTCGCGCCGTCGCCGTAGTGGAAGAACAGATACTGCACCGTGATGCCGAGAAGGCCGAGGCCCGAGCTCACCTGCACAAGGCGCCTGACCTCCGGATCCGGCAGTTTGCTATCGAGGAATATCTGCCACTTGGGGCAGACCGCATCCGGCTTGTAGCGAACCGGCACGATATGCGTGATCATGTCCGCGCGGCGGTGACCCGGTATCACCTCCAGCTGCGAATCTATGCAGACGTCAATGAATTCCGGCGCATCAGGGGTTTCTGTCGGACTTTTGTGCCTCGGATTTCGCCGGCGCTCCGTCTTTCGGTTGAAACGCAGCGTGGCGTTCTCCACCGCGACCATCATGCGATCCGCGTTGAAATTGTTCGGCGAGCGGATGATATGCGAGGCGGCGCAGGTCAGCGCCGCGTTCATCTTGGCGATGTTCTTCGATGTGACTGCGTGGTCGAGACGCCGCTTCACCCGCTTATCGGTCGCTTCCTTCGCCTTTTCAGCAGCGATGACCAGGCGCTTTTCAGGCGCGCTCCGGTCCTCTTCCTTTTTGCCGAGCGCCTCGGCCGCATCGTCGATGAGCTTCTGCTCGAAACCGTTCGGCTTGATGAACTTCGTCTCGGCCGCGATCCGGTCGCCGAGCCGTTGCGCCAACGCCAGCGACTTCGGTCCGCCATTGGCGACATCCCAGTGCGTCCCGGTCCACACGGCAAAGGATGGCTGCTTCGCCTTTTCCTGCGCGACGACGACGATATCCGTCCCGAAATGCGTAACCAGCCGCTTGCCATTGTCCGTGTCGGAATGGTCGAAGGTCGCACAATACTCGACGGCGGCCGGATCCGGATCGATGTCGGCCGTCAGATGGGCCGGTGGTTCGTCGCCGAGGACCTCGGGGGTTACGGGGATTTCCCCTGCCCGCTGAGCCGCCGCCTCCTCGATCTTCGCGCGAACTGCCTCGGGAAGCTCCGGCTTTTTCTTTTTCTGCCCCACGAAATCACCCCGTCATCAGATCTGCAAAATCGCCACCCTCGGGCGGCCACCATGTTTCCACCGCACGGCCCTCGCGCGAGTGAAGCTTTTCGGCCCGCGCCATGGCGGAGGCCGTGAAGACCGGCTCGCTATCGCCGTCGGCGATGAGGACGAGCTGATCGACATGATCGGGAACATGAACCGCGTCACCCTTTCCGACGCCCGGCTTCGGTTCCGGCCCCTGAACGCGCACGGCGCGCAGGCGGCCGTGCTTGTCAGGGCTCTTGAGCGTCGGATGCGTGAAGGCGCTGTCCCGATCCGCGGGACCGCAAAGATTGCCGATGTCGCCGGCCGCGAAATAGAACGTGTCGGCGCGAAAGCCCTCCGCCCCCGCGATCGCCGCGACGTTCTCGATTCCCTCACCTCCGACCCATCGCCGGGCGTCAAGCCGGCCGAAGATCGGCAGGAGCGAGCCACGCTTTGCGCCCTGCATCTTCTTCGTCGGCAGAATGGTGCCGGCATCGTCGAGAAGCCGGGGCCGGAGTTTCGGCGGATTGTCGAGATCGATCCATGTCTCATGACAGCCGGTGACATGGCCCTCGGGGTCGACGAAGGGAGCGATCATCGCTGGTCCGGCGTAAATTTCGCGCTTGTGTCCCCGCTCATCGGGATTGGCCCAGTAGCCGTGTCGAGGCGCCAGGCGCAGATTTGCGAGAACGGCGACATGCATCGTGAAGCCGGTGCGGCCTGCAAGGTAGCGGCCGACGATCGAGCCAACCGGGTCATCGCCGATCTCGGCACGGAAAAAGAAGTTCCGCCCCTTCTGAACAGCGTTGTCGTGAAACGGATTCGAGGGAGCGGGCTGGGCGCTGATCGCCTCGCGCCGCCCCGATATCCGTGCAAGACGTCGCTCGCGATGATCTTCGCTTTCCCGTTCGGCGCCTTCCGGCGGATCGCGGCCAAGAGCCTCGGCGCAGGCAGCAAGGAAACCACTACGCGAGCGCATGTCGTGATCGTTGACGAAGCCGATGAGACCGATCCCGTCGCGCCCGCCTCGGCTGCACTGCCGGCAATTCCAAGCCTGTTTCGCAGGTGAGATCGAGAAGCGATCCGTCCCTCCGCAGACCGGGCAAGGACCCGCATAGCTGGCGCGCGTGAGCTTGAAGCCGAGGATACCGGCCGCATCGGTGACGCTGACGTTGCGAGCCTCATCGATGAAAGCGTCGAGATCGCTCATTGCGCGACCGCCATTCTCGCGGTCGCCTGAGATCCCCATTGATCGGCCAGTGCGTTTGCCATTCCCGGGAAGAAGCGTGACCTGTCCTTCCCACGGCTCGGCCCGGGCGGCATGCGCCATACCCTGTTCCAAGCCTTCCATTCATCGGAACCCTTGGCAGGTTCAGCTAGTCGATTTGTTTCCTCCAACGGGTCGAGCCCGCGGAGATACCATCCGGTCTTTTTGTATTCCGGGTGCCCGAACTGGAACGGCTGAACAATATGGGGATCGGGCACATCCGATGGCATGCGTGATCGAGCAATGTCGTGCATCTCGGGGTTCTCGATCGCGACACAAGCAACCGGTGCCCTCCAGCACGATACGAAGAGATCTACCCCGTCCTCGAATTCATCCTGCATGCTTTGCCAGGACCGTCCGATCGGGAGTGTCTTCGGCGGCGTGAGATGACCGGGGCCAGACAGCCAGCGACGGCCGGAACGGCATAGCCTGGTGCATGGCGGATGCGCGACAACGAGCAGATCCCAACCGTCAGCGAGGATGTCCCTGACATCTCCGCAGATGTGTCGGTTGCTTCCATCCTCGGCCGGGAGAAGGTCACATGACCATGCATCGTATCCTAGTGCCAGAAACGCATTGCGTACTGTTCCGGAAAACTCACAACCGACCAGGACGCGCGCCTTCATTGCCGGGCCTCCCGATACGGAATGTCATCGAACATGCGATAGGCGGAAAGCTCCCGCTCCTGAGCGATCCGCAAGCGCCCCTGCGCCTGCATGACCTGCATCGCTGTCGCCAGCGCATCTGAATGCTCATCGCGGCGCCACAGATGTGCGGGACGAGCGATGAACGGCGTGCCGGCGCTGGTGCCGCGCAGCTGAATGGCGCTGGTCACGTTGCGGAAATGCTGCATCTGCCCTTCGATGAAGCCGAAGTCGCGCGCGGTCATCACGCATTCATGCAGCGTCGGCGCGATCACGTAGAGGGTGCGGGGAAGCTCTCGGGTCATGGCGCCATGCCCTTTGCGTCACCCTGCCCGCGTTCGGTGACCTCGTATTGCGCGGCTTTCCGGGCCCGCCCCGGCGAAATGCAGATGAGCGCGCCGGCGGCGACCAGCTCGCGGATGGAGCGCGCCACGCTCACGTTGCGGACACAGAGTGCATCGGCAATATCGCCGGTCGATATGGCTATCGATCCATCCTTGCCAGCCTGCCGCTGGATCCAGCAAAGGACACGATCACGGAGCGGGCTGCGCGCGATATGGCGCAGCTCTTCGCTCACGGCATCGGCTTCGGCCGCGCGCGCCAGCGCATAGCAATGGCGTGTCCGTGCGATTTCTGACATCCTGCGCGAGGACATGTCGACCGAGGCGGCGATTACGTTGACGGGATTGCCGCATTCGACGGCCAGCAGGACGGCCTCCGTCTGCAGATGCGGCGCGAGCTTCTGGAAGCGGTTCGGGGTGAAGACGGAACGGTCAATGAAGACGCCGGAATTCATGGGTCACGTCCATTGCTGGAGGGGATAGGACGCCACGGCGGACGGCGGAGGCGTTTGCGCCTCCCTGTTATCCGCGACATCGAGCGAAGTGCCGCCGACGCGGCGGGCACGCCAGGCGGAGATTTTCTCCATCTCCTCGTCTGTCAGGAAAACGAGGTCACCCTGCCGCCGGCGCTCCAGCCATGCGAGCTCAACCCCGGACCTATTCCTGCCCGTGCACGTCCATATGGCCGGGTGCACCTTGCAGCGATGCGGGAGGGCGAGAACCTCCATCGGATCATCCGTGATCCGCACGAAGGCCGGCGCGTTGGTGCGCCGCGATGCGAAGACATCCGCCAGGGCGAAGTCGATATTGTCGGTGACGAGGACGAAGCGGGCGCGCTCAGACATCGGCGGAGACCTCCGCATCAAGGTCGCGATCCGCGAAGATATCGGCCTGGGGAGGCATGACGAGTGTTTCGCCATACCTGATGGAATCGAGATTTCGAAGCGCCTGCTTGAAATAACTCGTCTTCAGCTCTGCCCCGATGCCCTTTCGACCCTTGGCGATTGCCGAATAAACCTCGGATCCGACGCCCATGAATGGCGTGAGAACAGTCTCGCCGGGATTGCTGCGCATCTGCACGACACGATCAATGACGTCGAGCTGCAGCGGATGGACGTGCTTTTCGTCGTCCTCGTCCTTGCTCTCGAGGTAGGGAAGCACCCGCCCCATGCGAATGTCATCCCAGATCGACGAAGCATAGCGGCGCCATATCCAATGGGAAAATCTGTTCTGCTTCTGATCGCCTTCGAAGCCGATCAGCTTGCGGATCTCGGCCGGCATCTTGCTGTCGTCGCCGGCATATTCGAGAAAGCCGATCGGATGGGCGACGGGAATAGGGTTCTCTCCCTTCTTTCGGAAGACGAGCAGGTAGTCTGCGGATGCGACGCCGCACTGCACGCTGTCATCCACGGCAGTCTTGTGCGCGAGGTTCTTCTGCATCGTGCGATTTCGAACCCAGAGCGGTTCCTTCCAGATCGCGTGCCGCGCGACGAAGTGAAACCCTATCCGCTGGTGGAGGCGGATGATATCGCCAGGGAAATCGATATAGGCATCAGACCCGGTGTTACCGGTCGGGACATCCATGCAGTGGACGGCGGTGCAACGACCAGGAAGGGTAAGGCGCGCGATTTCCCTGACGACGTATTCGTAGTGCTCGAAGAAATGGTCGTAGTCCCGGCAGTTCGACAGGTCCCGCTCGTCGCTGGAATAGTGGTACAACCCTCCGAACGGCGGACTATAGACGGAAAGGTGCAGGACTTCGTTGGGGAGCCCCTGCATGACGTCGACGCAGTCGCCATTATAGGCCGCATACGTGTCGGTGATGCACTGGTCGATCACGCCGCCCATGCCGGAACCTCCATGGCTCTGTCGAAATGTCTGATGGATGATGTGGCCAGCGCGTTGTTCATCTCGGCGATGAGGTTCGCGAACATGACCTCGGCGGCCTCGGCCTTGCGCCGGAGGTTCTCCATGATCTTGCGCTCGCCCTCGGTCATGACGATGTCGACATGGACCGGGCGCGTCTGCCCGAACCGCCAGCACCGGCGGACCGCCTGGTAATACTGCTCGAAGGAATGCGAGGGAAAATAGACGACGTGCGCGCAATGCTGGAAGTTGAGACCAAGCGCGCCGATCTTCGGCTTGGTGATGAGAACGCGGATCTTGCCGTCGATGAAATCGAGGAACCGTCGCTCCTTCACCTCGTCTGTGTGCGATCCGGCGACCTGCAGGGCACCGGGAATGATCCTTTCGAGAAGGGCGGCCTCCTCGTTGAACTGGCACCAGATGATCGCCGGTCCGCCATGGGAGACCAGCGCGGCCGCCCGCTCGCAGCGTTCCCGTATCGTTCGTTTTTTCTCTTCCCGCTGTTCGGGCAGTGTCGAGGCCGGCAGATTGAACAGCCATCCGTCCGGCGCTCTGGCCGTCTCGACGACGTGTGGTGTTTCGACAAGCGGCGGCAGTTGAAGCGGACCGTCGTCAAAACCGAGATCAGACGGCTTGCGCATCGCGCGCGCCCACGAGCACACCCATCGCCAGAATGGCGTCTCGGAATGCCCCTTGAAACGCCATTTCGGCGCTTCCCCGTACATTCGCCGGGTCGCGCTGTTGTTCTGGTCATTCCGGAAGAACCGGTTGAGCATGTCCATGTAGCCCATGTAGCCGAGGGCTTCGGACGAGGTTCCAAGCTCGATGTAATCGTTTGGCGCGGCGGTCGCAGTTGCAAGCAGGCGATAAGGCGTCTTGCGCATGAAATCGGTGACTTCCGCCTTCCGCTTCCCATCGAACGATTTAAGGATCGAGCTTTCATCACAGACGACACCGGCAAAATCCGAGGGGTCGAACCGGTTCAGCCGCTCGTAGTTTGCGACGACCAGCTTTCCGGCAAGCCGGCCGTCCGACGAGCGCTTCGCCTCAATGCCGAATTTCTCGGCCTCGCGGACCGTCTGGCCAGCGACCGCAAGCGGCGTCAGGACGAGTACCGGCCTGTTGGTGTGCTCGATGACGTTCTGTGACCAGGTGAGAAACTGCACGGTCTTGCCGAGACCGCAATCCTCGAACAGCGCGGCGCGCCCCTTGGAAACCGCATACTCGACCATTGCCTGCTGAAAGTCGAAGAGTTGCGGCGGCATGAAGGTCGGAGCAAAACCGCTATCCGCTCCCTCATGGCGCTTGGCGTCGAGGAACTGGTGGTAGGCCTGCAGGGTCATTTGAACCTCGCTGCGACAGCTTCGCGATTGACGACGCGCCATCCCCTGCCCCAGACGTTCTCGATCTGGATGCCGGCCGACCCGAGCTTCTGGCGGATGCGGGAAATGTGGACGTCGACATTGTTCTCGCCCAGAACATCGTCCGCCCGGTCGGAATAGAGGAGCAGCATCGTCGACCGACGGGTGATGACGTCGCGCGTCAGGAGGTGACGCAGGACGATTTCCTGTGTCGGCGTCAGGCCGAGCGTGCGCGGGAAGAGGAACTTCGTGGAGGCGAGCTGCTCGGTAAGTTGACGGACGCGCTCGTGCAGTTCGTCGTTCTCCTCGCGCAAGGCGATGTCGGCCGGCGTCACCATGCACGCCTCCGATACCGCCGGTCGATTTCCGGAACGAGGGCGCGGCGGCCGCAGACGCCGCCTTCGATGGAATGGCGCGCGCGGCGGTCCTCGACACCTTCGGCAAGGCGGGAAAGCTGTGCATTCAGGCCGGCGCTGCCGAACGGGGCATCGCAAAGCACCTCGGCAAACCAGTGGCGAAGTTCGGCGGACGTCGCCGGCAGGCGGTAACCGGCGAGCGGCCGGGCGTCAGCGAAGGCGCGGTCATGGACCATCATGCGCCACCGCCGATCCGGCGCTGCACGCATTGGAGCGTCTTGACCAACTCGTCGATCTCGCGATTGATCGAGCGGCGCTCGCCAGCGTCGATATGATCGTCCTGCGTGGCCTCGTCGATCTCCTGCGCGACATCGGCGGCCTTGCGCAGCACCTTCAGCGCGTCGCGGCCGGTGACCGCATCGGGATTGACCGGCCCGAGGGCGGCATCGCAGGGCACGAGCTTGTAGCCGAGCATGGCGGCCATGGCCGCGACGATGATCGGCGAATTGGCCTCCATGTCGCATTCGACGGCGACATCGACCGGAATGAACTTGTCGGCCTTGTCCTCGTTGGCGGAAGCGTAGCTGGAAAGGGCATTGGCGCGAACGCGCGTCACGTGATGGAAGGCATCACCCCCGCCCGCCTGGTCGAGCGAACGCCGGGTCGCCGCCTTCAGCGTCTTGCCCTGCTTGTCGGAAATTGTGCGCACGTCATCCTCCCTGAAAATCAAGGATATTTTTTCGCCAAAGCTATTCGTGAAGCCCGCGCGGACGCGGCCTAGTGTGGGTCCATCAGATCAAGGGGGACCACATGAAAGAGACCAGATCATTCCACCGCCTCCGGCACATTCGCGCGAACCGGGCGAGGCACGTCGTCGGGCCAATCGGCGCCTTCCGGCCAGTTGTCAGAAAACCACTGCATGGCACGCTCGAAGGTCCCCGTATTGAGGTCCCCTCCAGCAACGATGCCATCAAGCTTGCTCCCGCGATTTAAGACAATCGTCGAGACACGCTTTCTTCCGACGCCAGTCAAGCGACCGTAGAAGTCAGAGACGGTGATGATCTGTTCGCGCATAGTCATCCATCACAAATGCGGTCTTTTGTCCGCATTGTCAAGGACAAATGTCCGCTTTCATTTTTTTGCCATGCGGACGATAATCCGCAACATGGAGAATGCGTTGAAAAACAGGATACTAGACCGGGCCGAAGAACTCGGCCTGACGCTCGAAGCCGTCTCGCTTAAGGCGGGGCTGGACCGATCCTACCTGCGCAAATTGCTGGATCGTCCCGGTGCCTCGCCGAAGGGCGAGACAATGAACAAGCTGGCGTTTGCCCTAGATGTACCACCGGCGTGGTTTCTCGATGTGAAAGCACCTTCGGCCATATCAGACGTGTCGCCGGCCAACGTGCAGCCTCCAGAGCGGAATGCGATGCCGAATGATGTACCCGTCCTTGGCACTGCGGCGGGCTCACATCTACGCGGAGCGTTCCAGTTAAGCACCGATCCTATAGACTGGGTAAGGAGGCCCCAGGGCTTGATGGGCGCAAAGGACGTTTATTCAGTGTTCGTCGAGGGAAATTCAATGGAGCCGCAATACTTTCCTGGCGATCTGATATTCGTGCACCCGCACCGGCCACCCCGGATAGGCGATGCCGTTATCGTTCAGTGTCAGAATGGATCGGAAGATCACGTCGAGGCTACACTCGGAATAATGCATAAGCGCACCGCCGAGATGCTGATTATCCGCAAGCACAACCCATCGGCTGAAGTCTCGCTTAAGCGCGACCGAATCATCTCACTTCATAAGGTGCTTACAAATAACGAGTTGTACGGGCTGTAGGCCTCTTCAATTCGTTAGACCGAGGGCTTGGCCGGCGCGCTGCATCTGCTCGCAATGAGCCACTTTCATTGCGGTGGTCATTTTACCATATCGAAAATCAACCAGCTCCGCTTGAGAGCGAAGTTCGTTGGCGAAATCGAGATCCTTCGCGGGCACTTGCTCCCTGATGTAAGCCTGAACACGCGCGTAGTTGATCTGCAAGCTGCATATCGTCTCGGATCCCAGGAAGGCGCCAAGCTCCCTTGCGACTTTGATGCTGCCCGCTGATGCCGGCGTCGTCAGCAGCGCCGCCAGCCCGATTGATAATAAAACCAGCCTCATAGCAACTCCTCATAGCCCTGCAGCAAATACACTACGCATGGGCGAATACCGCGCAAGCGGACATTTGTCCTCATGGTGGATTGACAGCGGACATTTGTCCGCATACCTTGTCCTCATATTAGGCCTCACGGCCCAACGAGAGGACACCTTCATGATCCGCTACGCCACCCGCCCCGACCCCGTCGCCGCCATCAAGGCCCAGCCCCGCCGCTGCGCCCGTTCGGTTGAGGACAAGCTTGCCGACGTCATTCTCGAACTCGGGCATGCCGGCGAGCCGATCACCGAGGAGGCCTTGCGCCAGCGCGGCTATTCCGAAGCCGTCGTCCGGCGCCATGGCCCCGCCGCCCTCGCCCAGGCCCGTCGCCGCTCCATCCGCCGTGTCGCGGCGTGAGGCCGGCCATGATCGACCGCACGCCCCGCTCCATCTTCCCGATCGAGGCATCGGACATCGGCCCCGAAGCTGCCGCCGCCGCGCGTGATCGTGACGCCCATCTCGAAACCCTGGTCATCGGCATCTTCGTCGGCGCCGCGGTCTCCACCCTCTCGATCCTCCTCGGCGCGATGGTGCTGGCATGACGGAGATCGCCATCACATTCAGCAAGGACGACCTGATCATCGCGCTCGACTTCCTCGAAGGCGAGGCCGAGCCATTGTGCGGCGACCTTTTCGAGGCCGTCGGCTTCTTGCGTCTTCTCGTCGAAGGCCCCACGGAGATCCTGCGCCGCCAGTGGCCGGAATGGTTCACCTTCTATGCCGCCCGCACGGGGCGCGCTTGGCCGACGCGCGAGGGGGTGCCCGCATGAGCGCCGCCTTCCGCCTCGCCCCCGAAGCCATCCCCTCATTCAACTCCGACGGCTCGACGATGGACCTTGCCGCGCCGGATCAGGAGCTCGTCTGCTTTCTCGAGATCGCCACGGCGCTTTCGAAGATCCCGCGCTTCAACGGTAAGAACAACGGCATCGCCCTTCCCGTGGCGCAGCATTGCGTCATGGGCGCGCAGGCGATCCTCAACGAGGGCGGCACGCGCATGGAGGCGGCGCTGTTCCTGCTGCACGACGCGCATGAATGGGCGATCGGCGACCAGATCCGTCCCGTGCAGAAGCTCATCGACGCCGTCGGCCGCGAATACTACGGCGCGGACCGACTGATCGACGCCATCGAGATCTGCAAGGCGCATTGGGACGAGGCGATCTATGCCGCCGCCGGCCTGCCCGGCCCGGAGGCCTGGACGAAGCGCCAGAAGACCGTGGTCAAGGCAATGGACGATCGCATGTGCCGGCAGGAGGCGATCGCTCTCTTCGGCCAGCGCGCCGCCTTGCACTTCCCCGACCTCCCAACCCCGAAGCTCACCGGCGCCATCAAGCCATGGCCCGCCGGCAAGGCCGAGGAGAAATTCATCGCTTCGGCGCGCACGCTCATCGGTGACGATCGCGTCGTCGACCAGGCGAACGCCGCCGCTCTCAGGAGGGCCCTCTGATGGCCGCATCGCTCAACAAGGTCATGCTCATCGGCAATCTCGGCGCCGATCCCGAAATCCGCCGCACCCAGGACGGCCGGCCGATCGCCTCGCTGCGCATCGCCACGTCGGAAACGTGGCGCGACAGGAACAGCGGCGAGCGGCGGGAGAAGACCGAATGGCACCAGGTCGTCGTCTTCAACGAGGCGCTCTGCAAGGTCGTCGAGCAGTACCTGAAGAAGGGCGCGAAGGTCTACATCGAGGGCCAGTTGCAGACCCGCAAATGGCAGGACCAGTCCGGCAACGACCGTTATTCCACCGAGGTCATCCTGCAAGGCTTCAACGCCACGCTGACGATGCTCGACAGCAATCGCTCGGGCTACCAGGCAGGCGGCAACGGTCCGTCCGACTACGGCATGGACCCCGAGCGCGCCGGCGGTGCCTCCACCCGCAATTCCTCCTCCGCCCCGTCCCTGTCGAACGACATGGACGACGACATCCCCTTCTGAAAACGAGGCTGAGCCATGCAATCGCAGGAATTCGATCCGATGGCGACCCGCAGGGCCGCTCCTCCCGAGGAAGCCGTTAAGGCGGCCGCGAAAGAGATCTCCAAGCGGGCCCGCGGGAAGAAGAAGGCGGAGCCCGCCCAGGAAGAAGTGTTCACACCGCAGCAGACCGGGAATGCGGACGCCCACGGCGTCGCGCGCGACCAGCTGCGCGCCTTCATCGAACGCATCGAGCGCCTTGAAGAAGAGAAGGCGACGATCGCCGACGACATCAAGGACGTCTACGGCGAGGCCAAGGGAACGGGCTTCGACACCAAGATCCTGCGGAAGGTCATCCAGATCCGCAAGCAGGACAAGGACGAGCGCATGGAGCAGGAGGCGATCCTCGACACCTACCTCCATGCGCTCGGCATGATCGAACTTCCGGCGGAGGGCTGAGCCATGCCGGTCATCACGATCAGCGGTGAATTCAGCTTCGATCTAGCAGACGTCGACGACGACGATCTGGAGGGCGAGCTCCATCGTCGCCGCCTGCTCTTCAAGAAGATCGAGGCCGATATCATCAATGCCCAGGAGCCCGCGACGGCCGATGACTTCGAGAACGAGGACCTGATCGCCGTCCTGCGCAAACGAGGGATCGACTACGGGGACTGGATCGACCGGGTCTACGAGCTGATAGCGCGAGGCGACATCGTCGAGGCGATGGACCTCATGCAGCGAGAGAACCTGAGGCTTGCCCCCCCCGTCCCATGCCCGCGCCATCGCGGACCTCATCTCCGGAGCGTCCCATGCTGAAAACTGACAAGGCCGCCCTCGCCGCCGCGATCTCCGCCGTCATCGGCGTCGTGTCCCGCACGGCCAAGGTGCCGATCATGCAGAACATCTGCATCGAGGAAGAAGCTGGCGAGCTCGTCATGCGCGGTTCCAGCATGGATATCGAGATCGCTTCGCGTGTCGACGTCGCATTCGAGGACGGTTTCGAGCCGTTCACGCTCCCGGCGCATCTCCTGGAGGATGCCGTCCGTCGGATGCCCGACGGTGCGGAAATCGTCATCCAGCGTGTCAACGACGCGAGCGGTCGCATGGCCAGCGTCAACATCCGGTCCGGCCGTTCCCGCCTCAAGCTGCCGGTCCTGCCCGCGTCTGATTTTCCCAAGCTCGACGCGGGCAAACTTCCCCACCAGATCAGTCTCGACGGCTCCATGCTGGCGCGCCGCATCAAGGCCGTGCTGCCGGCCGTCTGCACCGATCTGACGCGCCATTTCATTGCCGGCGTGCTGCTGCATCCCACCGAGGATGGCCTGCGCATCGTCGCGACGGACGGCAAGCGCCTCGCCGTTCGTCTCATCCCGGCCATCGAGATCGACCAGTCCGAAATCCTTTCCGGCATTCCGAAGGCGACGGTTCCGACGCGCGTGATCGAGCGGGCGCTGAAGGTGATGGGCGGACAGGAAGATGTCACCATCGACCTTTCCAGCCAGAAGATCCGCGTCGCCGCCGGCCGCACGGTGCTGGTGGGAAAGCTCGTCGAGGGCGTATTCCCGGACTATGCGCATATCCTGCCCTCGGCCAGCGCGTGCCGCCTCTCCTTCTCATCGGCCGCCCTGCAGGCCGCGATCAGCCGCGTGCTCGTCGTGACGCCGGATGCCGGCAACGGCGTCGAGTTCAGCGCCGCCGAAGACCGCATGACCATCAACGCGCGCGAGATGACGATCGGCGATGCCGACGACGAGATCGCCTGCGAGAGCGAGGCGCCGGTCAAGGGCGGCTTTCACGGCATCCAGATGCGCGAGTCGCTGGAGACTACGGAGGCCGACCAGGTCGAATGCCTCGTGAGCCTCGACGGCGCGCCGATGCTCCTGCGCGCGCCCGGCGACGAGGCCAACTACACGATCCTGCTTCCCATGCAGCCGAAATACGCAAGGGCGCAGGCATGAACACCCCACTCAACCTACGGAGAAGTCCAATGAACGTTGCAGCAGCAGTGAAGACGCATGCCGCCAGCATTTCGCGCCCTGACAGGGCCGCGCCGATCCTTCTCGTCAACAGCGCGGCATCGCTCGCCATCCGCGGCGGGACCGTCGTTCGCGCCAGCGGCGTGGAACACCGCTTCGACAGCGACACGCCGGTCGGCATGCCGGACCTGATCGCCGGCGAGGACTATGGCGTGAAGGTCAGTGAAACCGGCCAGCCCTTCGCCTCCCTCCTCGGTCCCGAAAACCCGATCGAGGCCGGATGGATCGCTGGCTTCCATTATGCGCCGGGCGGCAATGCCACGGCTCGCGCTGGCGGCGACGACACTCCGGCGATCAACCCGCATTCGCTTTGGGATCTTGGCCGCCGCCCGGCCTGCGCCGATCCGCGTGGCATGACGTGCGTCGAACTAGCGGGCGGCAAGCGCGTCTGGATCGACATCTATCTCCTCTGCGTCGACCGCAAGCGCCACGGCACAAGCCGTTGCGGCGTGACCATCGCCGACGGCCGATCGCTAGCGCGCCTCAATTATCATGACGCCGTCGCGGTCATGGCGGAGCACGGCAAGCGCCTGCCCACCTACGACGAGTTCCGCACGGCCGCATTCGGGGTCACCGAGCGCTCCTCCGCCGACAGTCATGCGAAGACCACCGGCCTCGACGCCGCCCGCACCAGCGCCATCGGCCTCATGCAGGCCACCGGCAATCTCTGGATCTGGGGCACCGACGGCGACCCCGACGATCCGGCTCCGTCCCTCTTCGGCGGCAGCTGGATCGACGGCTCGTCTGCCGGTTCCCGCTGCGCGTACTTGGACTACTGGCCGGGGTACTCGAACGAGAGCCTCTCCGCCCGCGGCGCCTGCGACCACCTGGCCGCCTGACGCGCTCGCGCGAAAGCGCGGGCGCAACCTTCCCTCAGCAAAGGATAACGACCATGACGGCAGCAGCCGCAGTCAAGCAGCATGACATCAGCATCGGCCGGACCGATACCGATCTCCCGATCCTCTACATCGCCGGCCGGGACGCGGTCGGCATCCGTGGTGGAACCACGATCCTGATCGACGGGCGCGAACACGTCTTCGAGAAGGACACACCCCTTTCCGTCGTCGGCACGTTGGTGCCCGGCTACGACTACGGGGTCGGCATCCATGATGACGGCAAGCCGTTCGTGGCGGTCCTCGCGCCGTCGAACCCGATCGACCATGGCTATATCGGCGGGTTTCACTTCGCGCCGAGCGGCAATGCCGAAGCGAACGCCGGCGGCGACGGCGAGGCGGCGATCAACCCGAACTCGCGTTGGGACCTCGGCTTCCGTCCGACCTGCCCCGATCCGCGCGGCATGGCGCTCGTCTATCTCGGCGGTGGCCGGCGTGTCTGGGCCGACATCTACCTGCTCGGCGTCGATCATCTGAATGGCACGAGCCGTTGCGGCGTGACGATCGCCGACGGACGCGACCGGCCGGAGCGCATCGACCGGAAGGGCGGATATGCCAGGCTCGACTACGCCACGGCCGTCGAGATCTATGCCCACCACGGCAAGCGTTTGCTCGGCGCGGAAGAGTTCTTCGCCGCCGCCTACGGCGTCAAGGAACGCTGCTCGCGCAGTGACGAGCCGACGAAGACCGGCACGCTCGACGACGGCGCCGCGCGCTTCGTCAGTCGCTTCGGCCTCTTTGATGCGACCGGAACCATGTGGCAGTGGGGCACCGACGGCCATCCCGAGGACCCGCGTCCGTCCCTCTTCGGCGGCAGCTGGCTCGACGGCTCGTATGCCGGTTCCCGCTACGCGGACTTGGACTACTGGCCGGAGACGTCGCTCGAGCTCATCTCCGCCCGCGGCGCCTGCGACCACCTGAGCGCCTGACGCGCCCGCGCGAAAGCGCGGGCTTTCCCCCGGATCCGGACGATCGCCAGCCATGAAACGAGACGAGCACGTGAACGCCAGGGATCTGGCGATTGTCGAGAAATACGAGGCCACCGTGACCTATCTCTACCCCATCCTCCAATCCTTCCCGCGCCGGCACGGTGCGCTGCGCGACAGCCTGATCGGGCAGGTGATGGGCACGGTCGACCTTCTGTATCAGGCCGCGAAGTCGAAACAGCCTTCGCGCCTCTATGCGGCGGACGCTCATCTGGCGACGCTGCGCTTCTGGTTGCGCTTCGCATGCGGGGAAAGGCTCCTGTCGCACAAGCAGCACCGCGTCGCACTCGGCCATATTTCCGAGACCGGCGCGATGCTCGGCGCGTGGATCCGCGATGCGAAGGGCAACGGGAGGTCGGGGCAATGACGTTGCTTGGTCCGTCCCTCTTCGGCGGCAGCTGGATCAACGGCTCGAATGCCGGTTCCCGCTACGCGAACTTGGACTACTGGCCGGAGAACTCGAACGAGAACATCTCCGCCCGCGGCGCCTGCGACAACCCGCTTCCGGCTCGGCGACGGTCATGGCCGCGTCGGCCATCTTCCACCGGCGCTCGCGCGCCAGGGTGGTCGGCCCAACCTTCCAGCTTCGGCGAATACACTGCGAGGTCCGGCAGAGCGGGGAGTAGCGGCGCGCGCGCCGTCGAAACCCGCGGCCGGCGTCTCGCCGCGAGGATCATCATGGCGAAGAAGTACCGAAACCTCATCGGCCGGATCACCGACGACGCGAATATGCGCGAGGCCTTGCGCCTGACAGCCCGCGGAAAGCGGCTGACGCCGGACTATCTCGAATACAAGGAATACTCGGTTCTCAACCTGCACATCCTGGCGGCCGCCATGCGTGACGGCTCCTACCGGCAGGGCCAGCCGAGCGAGTTTCGCATCTACGACCCGAAGGAGCGCCTCATCTCGGCGCTGCCTTTCGAGGACCGCATCGCGCAGCAGGCCGTCTCAATCGTCATCGCGCCGATCTTCGACGCGACCCTCCTGCCGCGCTGTTTCGCTTGCCGGCCAGGCAAGGGCACCCACGCCGCCGCAATCGCGCTGCAGGCGGACATGCGGCGGCTTGATCGTGACGGTCCGCTCTACGCCCTGAAGACGGACTTCTCGCGCTACTTCTACTCCATCGAGCGCGACACACTTTGGTCGCTGATCGAGGCAAAGATTTCCTGCCGGGCCACGCTTCGGCTCCTGGAAGCCATGCTGCCGAGATCCGGCATCGGCTTGCCCATCGGCAACCTGACATCCCAGATTTTCGCGAACGTCTATGCCGGCGTCGTCGACCGCCACCTGCACCAGGAGCTCGGCGAGCGGTACTGGTATCGCTACATGGACGATATCGTTGTGCTCGGTCGCGATCCGGACCACCTGCGCAAGGTTCGCACTTCCATCGAGGAGCTTTCCCGCGAGCGCCTCGGACTTCGCTTTTCGAAGTGGAGCATCCAGTCCATTCACCGCGGCGTGAACTTCGTCGGTTATCGGATCTGGCCGACGCACAAGCTGCTCCGCCGGGACAGCGTTGTCCGCGCCCGCCGCAAGATCAGGGCGTACCGCGCCGCCGGCGAGCACGAGCGGCTGGAGCGCTTTCTCGCCGCCTGGACAGGCCATGCCCGCTGGGCCGACAGCCGCAATCTCCTAAAAAACCTCGGCGCCCTGCCGGCCGTGATCGGTCGAACGGTCGCCACTACATCGTGGGGCGTCAACCACCTCCATTACGCGAAAACAGGGCGGCGCGCGACAAACGTCACGTGGGGCCGGGTGCGTGATTGGATGGGGAACGAGCGCGACGACTGGCAGCATGGTCACGGGGAAGACTTCGAGCCCACCCACTGGATGCCTCTTCCCTCTCCTCCCCGCGCAAAGGAGGACAGCACCAATGGCTGATCTTTCCTCACTCATCGCACGACTGGAGAAGGCGGAAGGGCCGAGCCGGGAGCTTGATACCGAGATCGCAATCGCGCTCGGCGTAATCCCCGGACGCGACTGGTGGTCTATGGACTACATCAAGTCCGGCATCCTCGGCCGCTACACCTCCTCCATCGACGCCGCCGTATCTCTCGCGAACCGAGTTTTGCCGGGATGGTTTTGGCGCTGCGGATCCACGCCGTTGTTTCCGAACGGCTGGGCGCACGTCTCGCGATACCACGCCGATCATTGCGACAGGCAGGATGAAGCTTCTTGCGCCGATGGGAAAGCGGCAAACGTCGCTATCGCCCTTGTCCTCGCCACCCTCCGCGCTCTTCAGCAGAAAGGCTCCTCCAATGAGTGAGACCTCCCCCGTATCCGCCATTGAGGCAATAGAGAAGGCAATGGAAGGCGTGACGCCGGGGCCGTGGAGTTTCCAGTACACGGACGAAAGCGGCGAATGCTTTATCATTTCGGAGAACCTGGGTGGCTTGGTTGGGGCCGCGCTACCTTGGCCAACCGAGATAGATGACCGTGATTTTCGGCGCGTTATCAGCAATGCCCGGTACATCGCGGCCTGCAACCCCGTCGCCATGCGTGAAGTCCTCGCCCTCGCCCGCCAGGCAGAGGCGTTGCAGCGGGAGATTGCGGAGAAGGACAAGCTGCAAAAGGTCGTCAATGCCGTTTTGACGTGGGCCGAGCAGCAATGCCCCTGCAAGAACGAGCAGCCGAATCCATGCCCTCTGTGCGGCGCGAGCGTCGAAAACCTTGAGCCATGCAAATCGGCCGAGAACACCATCCCTCGCCATCTGTTGGACGACCTACGCCGCGTCCGCGCCCGCGCACTCCTCGGAGGATCTGAAAATGCAGGTAACTGACGAGATGATTGAGCGCGGCCTCACCGAATACAGCGAAGGCGGCTGCATGGGCCTTGATGATCGGGAGCGCCGCGAGGTTGTGACCGCGATCCTCACCACAGCGCTTTCAGATAAGCAGGCGGTAGAGGTGAGGATCAAGCCGCTGGACTGGATTGATGAGGATTTCGCGGCACAGGTCGCCGTGCTCGGCCTCACCTATACGCTTCAGAATGGGCGGGATGGTTGGTTCGCAGCGGTCAGCGGCGGCGGCACGTCGGCTTACTTCGAAGGGAATTTTACCACCCGCGAAGAGGCAAAGGCCATCGCTCAGGCGGACTTCGATAAGCGGATATCCGCCCTTGTTGATGTGCCGGCGGTAGAGCCGGTGGCGAAACAATGGTGCGCCTACGAAGACGGCCAGCAGCACACGAGCTGGTATCCTGACGGCTATGGTGATCGTGCCGGATGGGAAGCGCTCGCCAAGCGGAATCCCGCGAAATATCAGGTTGTGACCCGCGATCTGTTCACCTCCCCACCCCTCTCCCGAGAAGGAGAGGACAGCGCGGAGGTAGAGAGGCTGACGCGCCCCATCGCCGGAATCGAGCATCGCACGGCGCAGGAAGTGTTCGACATCATGGCCGACCGCATTCGCCTCGCCGCCACGCGCAGCGGTTCCGGCACAGATCAGAAGGGGTGCGCCGAATGACGGCTCGTGCTGACCGAAACCCGGTTATTACGGCGCACATGGCGACATACATCCATGTCCGCCGGCACGAGCTTGGCTTGTCGCTCGATGAGGTCGCAAAGCGCTCTGGATCATCGAAAGCCCATATTTGGGCCCTGGAGCGGCGGAAATCGAAGAACCCCACGCTCTGGCTGATCCTCGCGCTATGCGACGCACTTCAATGCAGCCTTAACGCCCTCATAGGAGAGGACGTTTCGCAGCCGTTCTACACCGAAAGCGAGATGGCGCTCATAGACGCGCACCGCAAAATCTTCCAGATGGAGAAAGGCCACGGTCATGGCTGACGAGCCCTTTGTCATTTGCGATCTGCGTAAGGAGTGGTCGTGGCGGCCATACGTCACATTCTGGCGGCCGAAGAACTCCAACTACGCCTACCCCCTCTCATGGGCCGGTGATTACACGAAGGCGGAGGTAGACGCTCAGGCGGCCTACTATACTGAGAAGGAGGGGCGCAGCCTTGTCCGGTTCGCGATTCCACGTTCCGTGGCAGAGCGGCTTTCCGAGGCTCCAGCGCCCGGCATCATCGACGGGGACGCTGGCCCGGTGGTTGTCCAGACACCCGAAAACCTGCGCAAGCTACGCGCGGCCGCCTACATCCCCGCCACCGATGCGAAAGGCGCGGCAAATGAGTGACCTCGCAAAGCTCATGGAGCAGACCAAGGCACGCATCGATTCGATGACGGACACCGAGCGTGCAGAGATGCACCGGGCGCAGCGCGAAAGCTGGGTGCGTGGCATGTGCACACCATGTGAGCACGGCGAACTCGATTTCGAGCAGTGCCAAGAATGCAGGTCTGGCAGCAGATTGAGAGACGGTAATGTCTGATTCCCTGTCCAGCGCCGAACGTTGGGGGGCAGATGAGGCCGTCTATCTCGCGCCGCACGTCGCGCCTACCGGAAAGACCTTTGCCGAGGCGGCCAACAGCCACATCGAGCATGGCGGCGAGGCACGATACCTTGAGCGCATCGTTGCATATCTCGGTGACAGACCTCTCTCGGGGATCTTCCCTTTCGACATAAAGCAGATGGCGAAGGCGCTTTACCCGGAGGGCTCGAACGCGACGCTCAACCGGCAGGCGCTGGCGCCGGCGCGTGCTGTGATGATCCATGCCTATGAACGCGGATGGTGCGGATACATGCGCTTGCGCCGATTCCGCGAGGACACACCGAAGCGCCGCGAGCCGGCCTCGACTACTTGGCTTCACGCCTTCATCCGACAGGCGGTCCATGACGGCCATGACCGCGTTGCCGCGCTCGTTCTGTTGATGGCGACTTCAGGCGCGCGCGTTACCGAGGCGATCAATCTCCGCTGGAGCGAGGTCGACCTACGGCAGAAGAGCGTCTTGCTCCTCAAGACGAAAACCGATCGCAATTCTCTCCGCTCGCTCACCGGTGAAGTTGCAGCGCGCCTCGCTGATCTTCAGGCTGACGCCAAGCCGGATGATCGCGTCTTTGGCTTCTCACACCGCCAGTCCGTCAATGCGAGAATTCGGAAGATCTGCGACCGCGCTGGCATATCCTACAAGCCGAGCCATACCTGCGGTCGCTCCAGTTTTGCGAACAACGCGCTCGACATGGGCATCGACATCCGCAGCGTTATGGAGGCCGGCGGCTGGAGCAGCCTCGCGATCTTCCTCGGCATCTATGTGCGCCCGCATCGAAACGCCAAGCGCATCGTAGCCGAAAGCTTCGGCCGCTACCAGTATCGGACGGAGATCTGATATGGCTGGTGCCGGCACCATCCCCCTGAAACGCTCGGAAATGAAGCGCCTCGCGGACTTTGCGAAGAAGGAAGGCGTGCGCGCCGAGGTGGAATTCGACGGCTTTATTTTCCGCGTGGCACCCGACCACGCGCCTGCAAAAGTTGACGGCAGCGAAGAATCCGAGCTTGATCGTGAGCTTGCGGAGTTTGATCGGAAACATGGTTACAGTTGAACTCAAGGGCCTGCACGTCGTCAAAGCCAAGGGCAGAACATATTACTATGCATGGCGCGGGGGGCCGCGGATCAAGGCCGAACCCGGATCACCGGCATTTCAGAAGGCCTATGCTGAGGCGGTGGAGAGCGTCCGCGTGCCAGACGAGACGCGCTTTTCGGCCCTGATCGTCACCTACAAACGCAGCGAAGAATACAAGAAGCTCGCCGACAGCACTAAGAGGAACTGGTCCGGATGGCTTGATCGTATCGACGAGCACTTTGGCCTGCTGCGCATCAAGAACTTCGACCGCCCGGACCATATCCGCCCGCGCATCCGAAAGTGGCGAGGCAACTACGCAGCGACGCCGCGCGCAGCGGACTACGGAATGCAGGTCCTTTCCCGTGTCCTTTCCTATGCCGTCGACCCTCTCGGAAAGATCGGAATGAATCCGTGCGAAGGTATTGGCCGGCTCTATTCTGCCAACCGTGCAGCGATCATCTGGGAAGCGGCAGAGCTTGGCCTGGTCCTTGCCGCATGCTCGGCCGAGGCGAAACATGCTGTGCGGCTGGCCGCTCTTACGGGGCTTCGCGCCGGTGACCTATTTCGCTTGTCCTGGTCGCATGTAGGCGAGAACGCAATAATCATGACGACTGGAAAAAGCCGCCATCAGCGCGAGGTCGTAGTGCCGATTTACGGCGAGCTGCGCGAGCTCCTCGACGAGATACCGAAGCGGTCGCCTGTCGTTCTGACGAATAGCAGAAAAAGCCCCTGGACCGTGAACGGCTTCGCCTCGGTCTTCAATAAGGCCAAAGCCGAAGCAAAGCTCGACGAGCGTGATCTTCACTTTCACGATCTGCGCGGAACAGCGGCTACTAAGTTCTATACGGCCGGCCTCGACAAGCGAGTGATCGCGGAAATTCTTGGATGGGAGGAAGATCACGTCGAAAGGATTATTCGGCGCTATGTAGGCCGCAATGCTGCAACCGATGCGATAATCCGAAAACTCGATGAGGCCAGAGCAAGAACAGAAGCTGTAAAACCAGCTGTAAAACCTTCCCAAAATGGAAGCGGGTGA